GTCTCGCGACCGGGTTTCCCCTCGCAGTCTCCGCCTAACGGATAACCACTTGTTGGCTACACACAGCCGAACACCATCATACCCCTGTTGACTTAGGGGGCCGCGGATAACCGCAGGCATGGTCCAACCGCCCGTAGAGCGAATCTACTGACGCCGGTCGTCACACGTCGGAAAGTGAGTTACCTCACAGACCCACCCGCGGCCGAGCCGCCTCACCTCTCATTCGTTCCCAACGGGGCATTCCCCTAACTTAATACCTCGGTTACTGCCGGTGATACCCGGAGGTTCTGGCAACCACAAGTGGTCGAGGATTCAGCACGGTTAAAAGCCCGGCTACCCTTTGGCATTACGCCGCAGGACCAACCCGTTTCCCAGCCCTACTAAGGGTCCCTGGGGCGGAACAAGAGTCCATGACAGAGCACGACAATGTGCACAACACAAACGCAGAACCTTTCACTATCACCAGAGGCGATAAGGGTTCACCACGAGAAGTTCACCGTCTTCCTCAACTCCAACGGTTAAAGGGCTGCAGGACAGCCGAGACTCCGCTAGAACGACCTCTCCGCGCGGAAGAGGAGCGGGAATGGGAGGCCGAGCGACGAACGAGAGTTCACCGCCTGACCACCCCTTCGAACGCGCCCGTAAGAAGGCAGTCGAAGGTCGTTGAATGGAACGCTTGAAAGCATTCCACGAAACGATATCCCGCTCGGTCTGGAAAGACCGTCCACCAACCCACAGGTCCAAAGAGACCTCCAACCTCTCCAACGGAGTGGCATCAAGCGAAAGCTTGTACCTTCCGTCGTCAAGCCCGGTACTATGCGGCAGGACCGCATAGCCGCGACGTTTGAGACGTCGCTCGTACTTGAAAGACTCAAGTACGCCGAGATTGAAGCCCAGCGAACTGGGAAGGAGAACCCACCTGGATCGAGCCTTCGAAAGAACGAAGGCACGCTCCCACAACGGACCGGCAGCCCGACAAACAGCTGCCTGGTGGATGTGACCCCGGAGGTCACGAGATCCACCACCCCTTCTGAGGTGCTTCACCTCTCTCCACCTCCCGCGAGCTTCCCTGAGAAAGCAAGTGGAATTAATCTCCGCTACCGATCTAAAACGACCGGTTTTGGACTCATTAATGATCGCCCAATCAGGGTAATCAGAATTGAGAACGGGACGATGACAGCTGATAAGGCAGTCATCGCCGTTGATTAATATCTCAGCCTCCGCGTCTCGAGTCGCCCAACGGGCGGCGACATAAGACTGGAGGCAGAGAAGAGGAAAAGAGAGGTAAGTGCCCATCATCTGACCGTGAGTGACCTGCTGGCCATCTACCATCGGACGAAGGGAATCCACAGCGTCCTGGCGCAAAGAACCAGGAACCTTCTCGCAACGCGCCAGGAGCGCGCTAAGGATAGTATCGGCCACATCCAATCTGAGATTGTCTGTAGCCCCTACTAGATCCACCGACGTCTGCCACTCGAAGCGGCAGAGTCGTTCAATCCTGGAGGCAGTCGGCGGGCCGACAAGCAACCAGTCCTTCCTTCCCAAGTATGAGTAGAGGCACTCATGCAAGGGTCCCAGGGTATCCCAACTGTAAGTTGGTATACCCATAGGCCTCAATTTCCCAGCGGCTGGGACCTCCTTGTAACGGAGATTCCAACCGCCAACCCCCTCGGGACGGGGACCACCACGGAGAGTAATGGCCTGGAAAGACTCGAAAGTCTGACGAGACCAAAACTCGGAGGAGTAGCCCCTATCGAAGCGCGAAGAGCGCTTAGGGAAGAAACGACGGCAGAAGCTGCCGTAATCTCGGTCCCAACCGAGAGGGAGGATCTCTCGAGTAATCTTCCTGGCAAAGCGAAGATACTCGAGGGAAGAAGAGGGAGGGGAGTCGGTGCAGGCTCTGGAGAACCAGGAGCTGCGGGTAGAAGGGGGGGGGTGGGAGAGACAGACGTCGGAGGGCAAGCCCTTCTTAAGGGAGCTTACGCTATGCGCAAACTCCCAACGCTGTCGACGACCCAGACGGAGGAGACGAGGGAAGCCCTCGTCATCCCAGCCGCGCTGGACGCGAGGGAAAGGTGTGGAGACCCGGCTGGACCGGGGGGAGAGAAGGAAGAGGAGATACTTGCCAAGAACGGCAGGCTCGAGATCCGGTAACTCGCCTTTCCCTAGGGAAAAGCGCATCCGAATAAGTCTCAAGCCTGACCGAACGGTCTCCTCAGCACAAGTAGCCAGACGGCGACATGTGCAGCGAACCCTACCACCGCTGGCGGATCTACGTAGGGCAAGCCGTGACGGACACAAGTCTGTCATCGTATTCCGAAAGAAAAGAATACGGGAGTGGACCAGAAGATGG